TCAGGCTTATCCAATCACCCGAATCGTTACACACGAACATTTCGCGATGCATATTTACGTAATAAGCGCCCGTACACGTGCGGTAAAAGGACCGATGGGTCTTTACGCAGGTAAGCCGTGAAGTGTTCACACTTATCCACCACTTAAACAGGTTTTCTTTGAATTTTCTTAACATACAATCAAAAGTTTAAAATTGGTATTGATTTGCCTATCTCAGTGCCTGCAAACGGTTTGTATCTTGGTATCTCCAGACCGTTGCGGGTGTAAGTGACGTAATTGTAAAGCCTCAATCTAGCCTCGTAGCGTGTGTCCTCAAACACTTCTAAAACAGTTTTAAGCCTGCCTATGTTCGGGCTGTCAGGGTCGGCTGTGAATTTCTGCATCTGAGACGCTGGCGGGAGAGTGTTTGTCTCCTCCCACGTTTTGTTTACCAAATCTTTGACTAGGTACTTCTTTGGTCTTTCCATTTGGCTTTCGGTTTTAAATCTTGTCAAATGTACGTCTATAATCCGACTTTGCAAAATGATTTTGCAAAAAACATGAAAATAATTTGCAAACCGTGCGAAAAACCAAACCGGTTAACTAAGGCGGATTAAATCAGCTATTTTTGCGACACGAATCACTAAAGATTTAGACGACTATGTACGAAAGTATATTACTAAAACTAAAAGCACAGCGCGACGCATTAACCGCCGCCGCTGAGCTACGCGGAGCAGTAGGCTCTAGGGTGTCAGATAGGACACTGGAGGCAATGGCTAAGAGTTTAGCCGTGGCAGTAACAACACAGGAGCAAGTTGATACAATGGACTTGACCGAGGCAATCAACGGCATGGACGGCAATATCGCGCACGTGGCATCTAAGGAGGTCAATGCGTACAAAGCAACCGTGCAAGAGCCTGCAAAACCTGCGAAACCAGCAAAACCAGTCGAAACACCCAAAACAGATGAGGTTGATCCAGCCGTCAAAGCGCTCACTGAGCAAGTGGCCGCTCTTACTGCAACGCTGTCCGGCCTGACTGCAAAGTCACAGCATGAGCAGCGCAAAACACAGTTTGAGGCAACGCTTAACGGCTTACCGCCTATCGTAGCCGAGCCTTTAAAAAACGCATTTGCAAAAATGCAGTTTGAATCGGATGAGGACTTTACTCAGCACCTCGGTATGATTACAAGCACAAAGGCAAGCTACGAACAGAGCGTAAAGGAGGGGCGCTTGCCGTCAATGGTGCCGCTCAAAGAGGTTGAAAAACCGCAAGTTGCAGACGGCACAACGCCATGGCTCGCCAAAGCGCTTAAAGAAGCGCCGGCAGAGCAGGCGAAATAAAATTTCTAATCTAAAACAGCTAATAACATGCAAAAAATCACATCACAAAAAAGCGCAACCGGAAGGCTGGGCGTGATTAACCGCATCAGCTACGTCCCCGCAGGCTTCTCGCTTTCGGTCGCCGAGCTTATAGCGGGCAACATTCTGGAGGAGGGCACGCCTCTCGCCGCGCCGGTAGCGGGGCTTCGCAAAGTGTGCAAGCAGGCTATTATTTTAGCAGGCAGCACTACTACAGCGATCAAGGTTGACGCGTTGAAAAACCACTTCAAAGTCGGTGACTTTATTGGTGTAAAAACAGCGGGCAAAGCGTACGCAATCACGGCAATAGCAACTGCGAGCGGGGTGTCAACCCTTACCGTAGGCACGGCGATTGATGCGGTCACAGAGGGCGCGTTTATCTACCAGATGGCGGCGGAAGCCGCATCAAACACTTCTGCTCTGCTTAACTCACCAAAGGTGATACTAGGCAGTGGCATGACAGTAAACTCTGACGTAGCGTGGCAGACAGGCTCGGCACTCGTCCGTGCAGATGTTTACACGGGAGTTGTAGGCCCTGCGTATCTGGCTCTATTGCCTCAGATCGTTGAAATTGAGTACATACCTTAAAAAAGCTGACAAATGGGACAGATAATTAACACGAACATAGGCAACGGCCTGTTCACGTCGGCAGACGTTAAAGCATGGTATGCGAGAAATCCGCTGCCTGCAAGCAAGGTGGATGCATCGTTCCCCCTGTCGTTTACGACTCAAAACAAATGGGAAACTGTTTCTTTAGCGGAGGACATGGATAACGTCGCGGCGGTATCTATGGACGCTAACTCACCAGTTCCTGTAATCGGGAATCCCGGCTACTCAAAGGCTTCTGGCGACTTCATGCAGGCAGGTCTCGGCGTCAAAATGGAAGGCAAAGAGATAGAAGAATTTGAGAGGTTGCGCGACATATTCCTTTCAAGCGGCGTAAATGCTGACGGCATAGACGCGGCCAACTATATGGGTAACTTTGCAAGACGTGCGCGCAACGCGCAAGCCGTGCACCGTTCGTCCTCTTGCTGGGGTCTTGTATCAAGCGCGTGCAGTTTGTCGCTCAACTCAGTAAACAGCCCTTTTATGCGGTCAGTTGCTCCAGTTGAGTACCCTCTTGATGCGTGGCAGAAGAGCGCGGTAACAACCTCGTGGGCTGATAAAACAGCACTTATCCTCACGGATATTGAAAACGCGGTGAATACAGGCAAGGCGAACGGCAGGAACTTAACCAAGATATTCATCAACGATACTTGGTTTAACTATGTGCGCAACAACGAGCAGATACAGAAGTACTGTTCTACGGTTATCGGCAACCTTACAGGTACGCAGACTAAACCAACGGTTGCGATGGTCAACGATATGCTGGCCAACACCTTCAATGGCGTTACCGTTGAGTTCGTTATGATTGATGAGAAGGTACGCAGGTTGCAGGCAAACGGATCGTTCGCTTTGGCCTCGGCGTTCAATGACGGCGTGGCAGTGTTTGCACAAAGTACTGTGCTAGGGCGTTTCGGTTGGAAAAAACTGCCGGGTACAGACCCTTCGGTTGAAGTGGCTGAAAGTTTCTTCACTCTCGGGACCATTCGCCAAGTGAATCCGAACATGGTGGAAATTTATACCAAATCGGAGTCAAACGGTATCGTTGACACCTTCGCAGACAACTTCTACTTGAAAATCAACGCGGTAGCGTGGTAGCCTAATAATTTGCATATATGACAATCGCACAAGCACTCGCATCCATAAGCACCTACCCAATCCCCGCCCTCACTATTGAGGTCGCGGGACTGGAGCGGGGACTTACCTTATCAGCTACGGCAGACGGGGCGACTTTATCAGGCAAAGAGTACAAGCTGGCCAAGGCCGACCTGTACCTTTACTTATACGGCGCGCCTGACCTCAAAGAGCAGGATTCGGCGGTAACGCAGGCAGATCGGGCGGTTTATTTACGCCTCGCGAACGGCATATATGCAGAATACAAGGATCCTAAATTTTCAGGCAGGAAAATAGGTTTTGTCGGCGAAAATTTTTTAAGCTGATATGCTAAGCACCGGATATTTACAACTCATATCGCAGACAGGCGCGTCTTACGACAGTGACGGCAATCCCGTAGCCTCGCCGGAGACCCTGTCTGCTGATATACCTTGTAACATACGCATAGTAGCCAAAGCATACGAGGTGCAAGCCGGAGGGCGTTACGTACAGGCGAGAGCTATTATCTGTGTAGATAAGCAGTTAATCCCAGCGGGCGTAAACGTAGCGGCTACTAATTGGCTAATGCTCAGCACCTGCGAAGGTACGAACTTAGGCAAATTTGAGGTCGCATCTGTTGAACCTATGGCTATGATAAACAGCTACAAACTGACACTGGCATGATAAAGCTGAAAATATCGCCACAGGTGATAAAAGCTATGAAAGAGGAGCTAGTGCTTAAACAGCTGACGTACGAAAAACAGCTTACTTATCTGCTCGAGGCTGCGGTTGCGGAGCTTGTAAACCACGCCAAATTAGGCGCGGAGTACCAAGATCAAACGAGCAACTTGAGAAGCTCGATAGGCGGTATGGTACTGCGTAACGGGATCCCTGTTTCTTATCGCGGATTTGAGAAAACAGAGACAGGCACTGACGGCGAAAGTGGCACTAAAACAGGGCTTGAATTTGCAACCGACGTGTCCAAAAATTTAAACACCGGCTACGGCATCGTAATCGTTGCAGGCATGGAATACGCCACGTATGTAGAGGACGTTCACGGGCTTAACGTACTGGGAAAAACAGGCTTGAAAGCATACGAGGAACTGCCGAAACTATTAGCACAGCTTAAACAACGGATCGGATGAAAACACCAACGGCGGTACTTACCGACTTATACAAGGCTGTAAAGGCTGAGTTTCCAACAGTTGCGGTTTACAAACAGCAACGCCCGACGAACTCGGTTGCGGAGGACTGCGTGGTGCGTGTCATTTCGGGGGGCTTGCAAAAGCATACATCTTTGTGCATGCTTACCGTTATGATGTTTACACCAGACATAGAGACTGCAAACACCGTGCAGATGGATACGGCGAAAGCTACAGCGAAAGAAGCCTCGCTTCTGGCACTCAGTGATAAACTGCCTGCCGTTTTGCAGGGCTATACGGTGCTGATGGACAGCCGTGAAATATACACCTACCCAGCTGAGGGGTTGAATCAGCATTACTCAATCTTAAAAATTAACGTAAAGCACTAATACCATGAAAACATCCGTAGGATTTAAAAAAATATGGGTTTCTGAGAAATCCGCTACAGGCGGGCTTGGCAATCAGTGGAAACCTTTGCAGGTCGGAACTCGCGAGGGTACAGGCTCATTTATGCAAGACGCGGCAACGGTAACGCCGTACAAGAACGTTTTGGGCGACTCTATAGAGGAGCTTATAAAAGCAGGGGACATAAAAACAGCTCTACAGCTTGCCGATATCGACCCTGAAACGATAGCATTTGTAAGCGGCGGAACGTTCACCGACTCTGCCGATGGCCGTACGTACGGGCCCGCCGATTCGGCAAACGTAAGCCGTGAGCTGTCTCTAGCTATCCTCACCAACAAAAACATTTTCATAACCGCGCCTCGTATTTCGTTTAGCACGGCTTTGACGTTCAAAGACGACGACCTGCATTTCGCAGATATGACAGGCACAGCGCTTAAACCGGAGGATGGGGTGTCTAGGACATTCAAATACACCGCGCTTGATGCAACGCAAGCGGCCGCAGCTAAGATACTCGGATTCGCTCTTGCCGCTCAGACAGGTGCTGCAACTATCAACCACACGGCTAGGACAGTAGCTATTACTGTAGCCACTGGCACACCTAAAACAGCTCTTGCACCCCTTGTGGACGTGTCAATGGGTGCGCAATGCACTCCGCTTTCGGGCGTTGCTACTGACTTCACTTCACCGAATGTTTACACGGTCGAGGCTGCAGACGGCACTACGGTGAGCTACACAGTGACCGTAACCGTTGCGCCGTAATGGAGCAGAAACTAGCCCTATTGGCAGCTGATGACTCAGTAGAGCTAAAAGGATTCAAAATCGCAGGGGTTATGCCCCTGCGATTAAAATACATCAATGTACGTACGCACATACGCATGTGCGCGGTAAAAGCCAAAATAAGAGCCGTAAAGCCAGAAGGTGAAGAGCCTGCATACTCAGATTTTGAGAATTTAGAGTTGCAAAAGTCACTCGTGCCGTTATTGGTCGAGTGTATATTGATAGGTCTGCTAAATGATAGACCTATGAGCTGGGCTATACGCCCATTTTTAAAAAGGAAATTATACGGGTGCGGATACATCCATTTAGATACGCTATACAGTCAATTATATGAGCTAAGCTCCCCTTTGCCTTTCTACAGGCTTTGGATGAGAACAGCGGCAGCGGACAACACACTTCTAAAGGTGGACAAACCGTCGAAGGTTTCTTAATGTCATATAAGACCGAAACAGGCGCGTCGGATGCTGAGATAATGCGCACGCCGTGGGCAAAAATAGTACTGCGGGTGCTGGATAAGCCGTACATAGACTACGATAGCAAAAAAGAACCTGAAGCCGTGGAGCACAAGACGGCGGCAGATCAGATGCGTGCATTAGACGCGATTTTTAAACAATAAATACACAGCATTATGGCAGGGTTGCATTTCGAGTCAAGCGTGGACAGAGGTTTTGAGCAAGGTATCGACCGCATGATGCGCAAGGTGGATGAGCTGAATGCCAAGACTACAAAAAAAGTGGACGAAACGTCTGCATCGTTTAACCGCTTGCAGACCGCGGCAATGGCTACCTTTTCCACCGTCGCCATGGGCGCGTTTGTCGGCAAAGTTATTGAGGTGCGTTCCGAGATACAAAGTCTCGAGATTGCATTTACATCGATGCTACAGAGCAAGCAAGCGAGCCAGAAGCTTATGGCCGACATTATCCAGACGGCAGCAACAACTCCCTACTCCGTTATCGAGATAGCCAACAATGCAAAAAAACTAATGGCTTTTGGTGAGTCTGCCGAAACCGTTATCTCAGTGACCCGCAGGCTCGGCGACGTAGCGAGCGCAACAGGCTCAGACATCGGAGGCATAGCACTTGCATACGGGCAGGTTATGGCAAAAGGCAGGCTACAGACTCAGGAGCTTAACCAGCTACAGGAGCGTGGTATCCCGATAATGGAGGAGCTTGCCAAAATGTACGGCAAAAATAAAACGCAGATAACTGCGGATATAGAGGCTCAGAAGATCGGGTTTAACGACCTTAAACAAGTAATATTCAACCTTACAGCCGAGGGCGGGCGGTTTTACAACCTTATGGCCGAGAACGCCAAAACATTGCGAGGGCAAGTCTCCAACTTAGGCGACCAGTTTGATAAAATGCTTAACGACATAGGCGAGGCGAACAACGGCGTACTAAGCGGAGGCATCGCAGGGCTCAGTTTGCTAATTGAGAATTGGGAGAACATAGCCGACGCGATCGGAACGGTTGTAATAGCCTACGGGGCGTATAAAGCCGCAGTTATGTCGGTTGCGGCTATTGATATGGTTAAGCGTACCGCGGAGGCTGTACAGTTGACTATGATGTTTACCAAAGAGCTAGGATTCGCAACGGCGGCGCAACAGGCGTTTAACCTCGCGGGCATGGCAAACCCTTACGCACTACTTATCGCAGGCATTGCGGGCGTTGTGGCAGGGCTTGCGCTATTCGTGGACTGGACAGACGACTCCGAACAGGCGCTAATCAATCTACAAACTACCATTCCAGAGACCACAAACAAGCAGAACGCAGGACTCGTAGAATTGAAAGAGACCGTTAACAAAGTAAACGCATCGGACACCGACCGTATAAAGGTTATAGATAAGCTTAACGAGTCCTACGGCAAACAGATAGGGTACACTTTCAGCCTCGCAGACGGCAATTTAAAACTCGTAGAGTCACTTGATGCGCTCATAGCAAAACAAGGTCTGCAAAATGCCGCTGCCCAAACGTGGAATGAGATAACTGCTAAAACGGCGCGGCTGTCTGATATTAAAGACATGGCATCAGGCAAACGTAAAGAGGATGTGAGCCTATCTGTTTGCC